GGTGCTGTTTATTTCATAGTTGGTGCCAACGGTACCGAGGGTGCATACAGCATACAGGAAATTTACACAGCGGCAACACCCGGAGTGCCGGCGGTGGTCAACGGTCCTTATGTGTCCACAAAAGGTACCTCACAACTTGATTTTACAGCGGCTTTTGACACATCTACAGAAAACAGTCTTGAACTTTTTGCATCAAGCACATCAGGTGGTAGCACCACAGTGTCTGGGTACAGAATATCTGCTTTAGCAGGCTAAATATATCTATATTAACAATCATGCGGGAGATATGGAACCATGACAACACGTAACTTTAGAGTTAACAACGGTTTGGAAGTAGGTGATATAACAATATCAGCCTCGGCAAACACAATCACAGGTTTGGCTACAGCGGCACCATCAGGTGACGGTGACGTGTCAAACAAGAAATACGTAGACGATCAAGATGCCTTGATAGCATCTGATACGCTTACATTTACAAACAAAACATTTGATGCCAACGGCACAGGTAATAACCTCTCAAACATAGATGCTGGTAACTTACTATCAGGATTTTTAAAAGATGAGGACAACATGGCATCTAACAGTGCCACATCGGTTGCTTCACAGCAGTCGATCAAAGCATACGTCGACACTGAACTCGGTGCACTATCATCAACAACACTGACATCAGGGGACACGAACTCAACTTTCACAGTTTCCAATACGGCTCAGACAGCAGTTGTAAACAGTGCCACACAGTTGACGATCACTCAAGGTACAGTGAGGGTACACGGAAACTTAACAGTAGACGGTACTGAAACTATTATCAACACAGCAACACTATCAGTTGAAGATAACATAATTGAGGTTAACAGAAATGTTTCTTCAAACTCAGGTATGCCTACAGTTTCAGGATTACAGATCAACAGAGGTGAAGGCTCAAGTGCAACAGAGATGCCATTACTTTGGGCATGGGACGAATCATTCGCGGATGACGGAACAACTATCCATGGCAATGCAGGCGGTGCCTTTACTGCTTTCAGAAGATCAGAGGGTGGATCTGAAGGACCATCAGGTACAGCGGACCTAATTGACATTAGGGCCAACGTAGTACACGCCGTAGCAACTTCGGCTCAGTATGCGGACGTTGCCGAGCGTTTCGAAGCAGACGCTCCAATGACAGCAGGTGCAGTAGTAGAAGTAGGTGGATCAGCAGAAATCACAGAATCAACTTCAGAAATGTCTGAAAACGTTTTTGGTGTTATTTCTGACATGCCAGCATACGCCATGAACGCGGCGGCAGGTAACAATGACTCACACCCATTCGTGGCAATGACAGGAAGAACTCCTGTGAGAGTAACAGGTGCTGTGACAAAAGGTCAGAGACTTGTTACTTCAAGTATTAAAGGTTGTGCTAGAGCAGTAGCGTCAGGTGAGTCAATCTCTCCTTTCAACGTTATTGGTAGAGCATTAGAGAGCTCAACAGACGCAGGTATCAAACTGGTAAACTGTGCGGTGAGAACTAACAACTAATAAATATTCATACTTTTTAGTAGAACAAAAGGCGGCTCTCGGGTCGCCTTTTTTTTAGTGCTGGTTGATTAAGTAATTAAATCCAAAATAGTTTGTAATTTACCTTTTATAGATTTATTGTTCAAAGTATTCTTTAAACCCATGTGTAGGTTCTTGGGCCAGCATTCAAAAGCAGTCCAACAGTAACCAGAATGTTCTTCATTAAGTCGAGGAATAAATTCAGATTCTATGGCTATGAGATATGTGTGGAAGAAAAACTTTTGATCATTAGATGTAAACATTTCTAGAGGAATTACTTTTTTAAATTTGGGCAAACTGCCTATTTCTTCTGTGATCTCTCTTTTCAATCCTTCAAATGCTGACTCAGTATATTTTGCTTGTCCGCCAACCAAACCCCACATACCTTGTGTTTTTTTATCAGTTCTTTGCAAGAATAAGAAACGTTTAGTGCTGGTTGAATAAAACAATGCACCAGAACATACTATATTTTTTTCCATGTATTATTATAACAATTAAGGAGTAGTTGCGTCAAGGCTTGAATTATACCCTGGATCTGCTCCACCATCTAGCACTATGCTCCAATTACCTTGCGAGTATATTCCTTCATAGGATTTTTTCCATTCTGTGCCGTCCCATCTGTACTGTATACCTGTGTTCAAGTTAGTAACATAATGTTGTGTTGAGTCTGGATCTGAGGCATCAAAGGCTATATTCCATTTGCTTGTTGCACTGTTGTACTCTATGATATCGCCAACACTTGCTACAAGTGTACCCCAAGTTGCACTTTGCATGGTTGCTGTTGAATCACCCACATCATTTATAACCAAATATCTATCACCGTTTGCTGGTGTGCCTGGATCAAATGTTGCAGGATTAATAATCTTTTTTACTGCTGTGAGTGTGTTGCTTGGAATTGTGTCAGAGTCAATATTGTACAATAATATTGTGTCATCTAATGTTGTGGTTGCAATAGTACCAATAATTTCATTGCCGTTTGGCTGTGTTAATCTAATCTGTGAAGTACCACTTACTACTTTTCCGTACTGTTCTAATAGCACTTTCCAGTTTACTGCTGGTCCAAATGTTTCAAATGGATCTAAATTGGTTGGTGCATTGGCACCTGTGTGAAATCCATCACCTCCTGATTTAACATTAACACCTGTGCTACCCAATAATCTTAATTGATTTCCTGTTACTAACAATCCAAAATTGTTTGGTGTTATGAAACTTCTTGATGTTAATTCTCCGTCTATTAAACCTTTTGCTATTCCGCCGTCATCGTCGTATATGCTCATTATAATTTTTTGTACAACACCTAGTTTTTTAACCTTAACTGGAGGTGACAACCAAATAGGCATTGAGAAAGTTAATGTTGCAACATCTATTTCTGAGTCTGCACCCACTGGTATTGTTCTAGAACTAAATGTTACACCTGTTAATTCTACATAACTCAAACTGGTCCAATCAATATAGTTGTCTGATTTTTGTATTTCAAAGTCTGGATTAAACAAATAAAGTATTTGTTCCATTATTTGTAATTTTTGATCTGTGTTAGAACTCCAAATATCTGCTGAAACTTCTAACCTAAAAGGAGATGGCATAACTTTTTCAACAGTATATCCAGCACCTAATCTATCACTGTAACTGCCGTCTGCTAGTACATCTCTTTCTTTCAAATGTTGTTTTTCAATGTGATAAGGATTTTGCATTCTTTCTCTATCATAATTTAATTCTCTAACATAACAAGCAATTCTAGGTGCATACTGTAAAGCATTCTCTGAATTGTTTCTAATAATGTTTGCAACCTGTCTTGTTGGATCTCCGTATACAACAGGTACCGCTCTTAATTGTACGGCTCTCGTTGCGTCTTTTCCTGTTTCAACAGAAAAGTTACTCAATATTCTAATGAATTGAGTTAAAAATTTTCTAACCTGTCCTTCGTAAAAGTGTAGCATTCTTAATTGTCAGCCTTTGGTTTTAATGCATTAGTTAAAGACTGTCTTTGTTTTGTTGTTAATCCGTTTATTGTTGATTCTGTTGCATTGTTAACAAAATTAGTTTTAAAGTTTCCTCTTGTGTCTGTGTTTGTTGTAGTTATTCTTACACTATCCTCAATTTTAATCCATCTGGCACCATCATAACGGAACAATCTGTTTGGCAAGTAATCTGTTCTCAAGAAGTAGTCGCCTTTGTCCACATTCGAAGTAGGAAAATTTATACCAAATCCTGCTGGTGCTCCGTTTGGTGCAACACCATCTCCGTCCAAATAAAATCCGTAGTGTGAACTTGCTGGTGTGTCTATGACTGCATTTACTGATCTCGATGCACTTGCTCTCTGTGATGTAGTATTAACATTTTCTGTCCTGATGTTGCCTCGTTCATCAATAGGTGCAACGTAGTATTGTTTGTAATTGAATCCTGCTTTTGGTGAATCTTCTTCTGCTTGTTTTACTACTTGATCATTAATTGTTTTTTCTCTGTTGTAAGTTGACATATAACTTGCAAGTGATCCTGTTGTTTCAGCACTGCCTAATATGTCTTTGTATTCTTGTGAATCAACCAGTGACTTCATTTTTAATCTTAACAGATGTGGCCACCAAGTTTGTGAAAATCCTTCTGCGGCTCTGTTTACATCTTCTACCACATAGTATCTTTTGAGTGCAATTGGAATACTTTCGTCTAATGAATAATCTTCTTTCATGTGCGGTAACTCTATTACATCACCACTCATGGGTTTTCTTCCTATTCTCTCAACTATATCATTTAGATGCACAGTTAAAAACAGTGTGTCGTTTGACAGAAACATACCAAATTGTGATAGATTAAAATCCTGATCTTGTACATTGTATATGCC